CATGCGCGGTGATCACCCGCCGGCCAGCCTGCCCCTGCCGGGACGGATGTACGCGATGCTGTTGGACGTGGCTGGGGTGGATGAGGCCGCCGATCAAGGCGGCGACCCGGCCGCCTGGGATTTGGTAAACCCAGGACGGGACGCCACCGCCCTGACGATTGTCGAAGTGGACCTAACCAGTCGGGATGGTGGCCTTGGGCAAGCACCTGTTTTCCGCTGCGTCCAGCGCCGTCAATGGCTGGGGGCGCGTCACAGCGACTTATACACCGAGCTGCAAGCCCTGGCCGGGCTGTGGCACCCCCGGTACCTNGTGGTGGACGCCACCGGGGTGGGGGCTGGTTTGGCAGCTTTTCTACAACGGGCGCTGCCCGGGCGGGTGCTGCCCTTCCTATTTAATAGCGCCAGTAAAAGTAAACTCGGCTGGGATTTCCTGGCGGTGGTGGATGGGGGCAGGTGGAGAGAGGCAAAAAGCGAAATTGTGGGAATCGAAAATCGGGAAACGGTCAACCAATCCCCGCACACGAACCTGGATGCGTGCTTTTTCCGCCAATTGGAATTCTGCCGCTATGAAATTTTACCTGGGCCGGAAAAGCGCATGCGCTGGGGAGTGCCGGATCGCACCCGCGACCCTCAGACCAGCGAGCTGGTGCACGACGACCTGCTCATTTCGGCCGCCTTGTGTGCCGTGCTGGACGAGCAACCCTGGTCATCAGGTGGGACAACCCTGGTCGTGCCAGGCAGTGACCCGCTCAAAGACCTGGACAGCGGATTCTAACCATGAGAGAGGAGAGTACCATAATGCAAAGAACGATCTGGCCAGGGTTGGTCGAGCGCCTGTTCGGGGCGGAAATCCGCCGCCAGGTGCGCGCCGGGCTGGCAGCCGAGACGGAGAACACTTTTTTGGTAGGCGCGCGGGCGNGCAGCCCATTCGACCGCCCACAAGGCGACCGACAGGAGGTTTTAGAACAGGCCCTCGAAGCCTGGCGGGTCAATCCGCTGGCCCACCGGCTGGTCGAATTGACCTCGCAGTACGCGGTAGGCGGGGGCATAACCCTTCACTGCAAACACCCGGCCACAACCCGCTTTGTAAACGCCTTTTGGAATCAACGCCTCAACCGGATGCCCGTGCGCGCCGGCGAGTGGTGCGACGAGCTGACCCGCAGCGGCAACCTGTTCATCCTGTTAACCACCGATACCAGCGGGATGAGCTACGCGCGGGCCATACCGGCCAGCCAAATTGCCGAAATTCGCTGCCGCAGTAACGATATTGAACAAGCCATCGAATTTTTACCGCGCGCAAGTCTGGAATCACCCCATCCGCAGCCCTGGGCGGCGTACAACCCGGATACCGATTGGCAGGGAGAAGACGGCAGTTTTCCGCCGGTCATGCTCCATTATGCCATCAACCGCCCGGCTGGCGCGGTGTGGGGTGAATCGGACCTGGCCCCGCTGCTGCGCTGGTTGAGCCGTTACAGCAACTGGTTGGAGGACCGGGCGCGTCTTAACCGTTTTCGTACGGCTTTTCTATACCAGGTCAAAGCGCGTTTTATCAGCGAAACCGAGCGCCTCGCCCGCCAGCAGCGCCTGAACGCCAGCCCGCCCTCGCCCGGATCGATCCTGGTCACCGACGAGAACGAAAGCTGGGAAGTCATTGGTCCCAAACTCGAATCGAACGAAGCCAACACAGACGGTCTGGCGCTGAAGAAGATGATCGCGGCCGGGGCTGGTGTGCCGCTCCATTTTTTGGCCGAACCCGAATCGGCCACCCGCGCCACCGCCGAAGCAGCCGGCGGGCCAACTTACCGGCGCTTCGAGCAGCGCCAGGCTTACTTCTTGTGGCTGCTGCGGGATGTGCTGCAGGCAGTCCTCAACCGGCGCGGACTGGTTGAAAGACGCCGGCCGGGGCCTGGGCGGGTCGATCCACAGGCGTGGGTGGAGGTGCAGGGTGGCGACCTTTCGGCGCGCGATAACGCCGCCCTGGGGTTGGCAGGCAGCCATATCATGGCAACCATGGCCCAATTGCGCGACCGCGGGTTGATCGACGACGCGGAACTGGTGCGCCTGGTTTACCGCTTCATCGGGGAAAGGACCGAAATCGAGGCCCTGCTGGCTCGTGGTAAAGCGGACGGCACGCCAGGGCCAGCCGCCGCGCGCAAAGATGTTTTTCCGGAGGGGAAAGGCGATTAGCTGACAGAGGAATGAGATGAACGAGATAAAAGACGATACCGGATCATACGAACAACAACACACCAGCCTGTCTTTACTTGGGCGAGCGCAGTTACCCCAGGGCTTTGAGATCCTGGCGATCACGGCGGGGAGCGGCAACGGTTGGGAATTTGGGGCTGGGGTGCTGCGCGAATCGGTGCAATTGTGGGATGGGCGTGAGTGCTTTGTTGACCATGACCTGTGGGGGCATACGGTGCGCGACCTGGCGGGTATTGTCCACTCGCCGGAATGGGACGAAAGCCGGCAAGGGGTGAAGCTGAAACTGAAGCCGTTTGGACCGAGTGCGCCGGTGCTGGAAGCGCTGGGGCAAGATATGCTGGCGGACGGACCAAAACCGGACGTAGGCTTTAGCGCGGATGTGTTGTTCACAGCCATCGGCAAGCAGGTAGAAAAGATACTGCGGGTGCTGTCGGTTGATGTGGTGATGAAACCGGCGCGGGGTGGGGCGTTTTTACGGGCGCTGAACTCGCAAAACCGGCATTTAGGCCAGGCGGAGCCTGGAGTTAAAAAACCAATTGGAGGGATTGAAATGGACGAGGAAAGCAAGAAACCCATACACGAACTAGAGAAAGAACGGAGTGCGATTCGGGAAATCTTGGATGCGCACAGCCAGCAGCAAGCCTTGGCGGAAGAAGCCGAAAAAGCTAAAGCGCTGCGGGTGGAGATGTGCAGCTACTTGCTGGAGCAAGGCCTGACGGCTTCGAAGCTGCCGACCGCAGTAACCGAGCGGGTGCGCGGGCAGTTCGCCGGCAGGGTGTTCGAGCCGGCCGAATTAAGCCAGGCTATTGAGGATGGGCGCAAGCTGGTGAGCGAGCTGACCGGCGGGATGGTGGTTCAAGGTCCGGGGCGGATTCACGGGATGTATTCGAGCGAGGATAACCTTACGGCTGCGGTGTTCGACCTGCTGGGCGCGGAGCGCCCGAAAGAGCTTGGGGAACTGAAACCGGCCAAGCTTTCGGGTATTCGCGAGCTGTACACGATGATGACCGGCGACTATGAGTTCTTTGGCGGGTACAAACCAGAGCGGGCGCAGTTGGCCACAACCGCCAACCTGCCGGGACTGCTGAAAAACGCGATGAATAAATTGGTGGTGATGAGATGGCAGGAGCTGGGGCGCAGCGGTTACCGCTGGTGGGAACCGATTGTGGCGGTGGAACACTTTACCAGCCTGCACGACATCACCGGGGTGCTGGTGGGTGAAGTTACGGTACTGCCGGTTGTGGCCGAAGGCGGGGCCTACACTGAACTGCCGGTGAGAGACAGTGCCGAAGTGGGGACGTGGGGCAAGTACGGCGGGTACGTTGGCCTTACCCTGGAAATGTTCGAGCGGGACGAGACGCACAAACTGCGCCAGTATCCCCTTAAGCTGGCAAGCGCGTCATTACGGCGCATCTCAACCCTGGTTTCGAGCGTTTTCACGGCGAACGCCGGGGTAGGGCCGGTGATGGCGGATACTTTTAACGTGTTTCAGGTTGCCAATCATAAGAACCTGCTCACAACCGCCTTATCATCGGCAGGCTGGGAAGCAGCCAGCGCCGCGGTTTTTAACCAGGATATGGTGGTAGGGGCGGCGGGTGTTGCTCCGAAGCTGGCCCTGGACGCGAAATACATGCTGGTACCGCGCGCGCTGCGCTTGACGGGTATGCGGATTCTTTACCCGACCTTTGAGCGCGAAGCAAGTATTTTCTCCGACAACTTGCAGAAGGGTGAGTATGGGGATGTGATAACCGTGCCGGAGTGGACTGATGTTACCGACTGGGCGGCAGTGGCGGACCCGAAACTAGCCCCCGGGATCATCGTTGGGGAACGATTCGGCTTGCTTCCGGAGATTTTTGTTTCGGACAGCGAGACAAACGGAGCCCTGTTCACGAATGATGAAATCCGGATGAAAGTACGGCACTGGTGCAGCGTGTTTGTGGCAGATTACCGGCCGCTGCATAAGAATAATGTGGTTGGGTAGGTAGTTCACCACAGAGACACAGAGAACACAGAGATTTTTAATTAGTGGTCGAAGGGGGGTAGTCTCCCCAGGGCTACCCCCACAGAACAAAAACCTTTTAGATTAGCTTAATCGTGTTGCAGGTTGAGCAACGGCAAAGGGACTAAACATGGACATAACTCTTGGGGTGGATGTAAGCCGGTGGAATACCAGGATCGACTGGAAGGAACTCAGGAATGGCGGGGTGGTTTTTGCGATTGCAAAGGTAAGCCAGGGCACCCACGGGCGGGACAGGCTGGCACGAGCGCACCTGGAGGGAGCACAGGCGGCGGGGATGGTGACCGGCGGCTACCATTGGTGCGATCCGAACCTGTCCGAAAGCTCCCAGTTAGAAAATTTTGCTGAATCTGTGGAAGGGTTAGGGATCGATTTTGCGGCAGCCGATGTGGAACAGTATTGGATCAGTTGGCAAGAGTGGCTGGACAGAAACATCCAACAGATCGTTCGTCCGGAACGGATTAGCGAAAATGCGCGAGTATTGGCTGAAGGTATGGCTAAAGTGACCGGCAAGAAGGTGTTGATTTATACGCGGGCAACCTTTGTCCATCAATACGCCCAACCCATGTTGAAATGGATGGCAGGTTGGGATTTGTGGCTGGCCCATTACCCTTACCCGCGTGGGAGAGCAACACTAACTTGGACCGATCTATTGACCAGGCATATGCCCAGGATAGCGGGGCCCAACCTGCCGGATGGATGCAAAAGCTGGAAGATGTGGCAATTCAGCGGCGACCGGTTTGTACTGCCGGGAACGGGCGGCAGCCCGATCAATTTGAGTATGTTCAACGGCACGCTGGACGATCTGCGAGCCTGGTGCGGGATGAAGCCGGAAAAGGGGGAGGTGGGACCGGTGAGCGTTGAAGAAAAAGTCCGCGTGCTATGGGAGGCACATCCGGAGCTGCATGGGTCTTGAGGATGGGGGTGGATTTCGGTTTACCTTTTCGAGAAAGGACATAGAGCGATGGAACGGACCGTATGGGAACAAATAAAAATGATCTTGCGCAGCCGGAAGTTTTGGGTGTTGGTGGCTGCGGGAGTGGCGATCGGTGCGGGCTGGAGCGGTGGAGAACTCAGCGATTGGCAGGCGGTGCAGGCATTGGTTGCGGCGTTGGCGGTGTACTCGACAGGCGTAGCGATTGAGGATTCCGGGAAGAGGGTTTGATGTGCCCGGAGCGGAGTGTTAGCGGAGCGAGGCAGCGGAGTGTGCCGGTTTTAGGCGGCGGCGGGCGTTGGCTGCTATTAGCGTTTTTTGCTATTTGCAGCCTGACCGCAGCCGGCGAAGTCGGCGCGATCTGTGCGCCGGGAGAGCCGGCAAGGTAGCCCGTCGTAAGCCGTGTGCTGCCCGTCTTTTGGGCGGCACGGAAAACCGGCGAAGCGGAGCGGGAACGAGATACGACGAGGGCAGTAAGCGGAGCGAAGCGAGGAAACATGAGCGATGCCAATAGTTTAATCACCCGAATGCGTAAAGTGTTGGGGGATGAGGGCCATTTATTGTTGTGGACGACAGAACAATTAACCGAAGGGTTAAGTAATGCATACGCCGATTTCAGGATGCATGCCGGCGAAGCGTTGGTTCTGAATGGGCTGCACGGCGAAGCCAACCCGACCAATTTTTCGAGTTATTACTTCGCGTTGTTGGTGCGCGGAGCTTTAGGGTACGCCCTATTGGGACGGGCGGCAGAACGGGCACACGCCTTTAACTTTAATCAAGACCTGGCTGGGGCTTTGCTGGGGGCCGGCAGAGCCAATCTGGAGCAATTTGAAAAAGGGCTTCAAGACCTGATCAAAATGCGCCAAAAGAAACTGCAAGAGTCGGTTGACTCGCCCTACCCGACCGGGGTTGTGCCCGGCTGGGAACTGGACTAAGGAGGCAGGATGTACGCCTTGACATTGTGGACCGATGGGACCGGCGGGATTGCTTTACACGGGCCGAGTGTTGTTTTGCCGGTAGAAGGCGCGGTTCGGGATCCGGATCCGCCGCTGCTGGCCAACGGCAGGGTGGAAGAGATCGTGACGGTGGGGCTGAAGGGCGACGGGATTCAACTTTGGCAGCGCACATTGGATGAACAACTAAGTTTGGCCCGCGAAGGGCGGCGGAAAGTGTGGCTGCAATTGCAGCTCAGCGCAGGGGTGACCGCCTTGAGCTCGCCCGTGGTGGACGGCTGGATTGAATTGTTGGGACATCACACAGAAGCCAGGAGTTGGCTGTACCAGGGGCTTAAACTGCACCTGGTGCGTGAAGATTGGTGGCAGGACAGCCAGCGGACGCTGAAATTGCAGAATCAAAACGGTGTGGACCTGTGGAGCGGATTGACCGTATATAACCACAAAGACGGAACGATAGGTCATGAAAACTTTGTTGACATCAAGGCAAGCGAACTGCCTGGCAGTGCCGGCAGCCCGGCGACGGTGCGGGTGGAAGTGTCAGCCACCCCGGCAAGACGGGTGCAAGATATCCTTATAGCTGGCGGGGCAGACTTGTGGGACGCGACCAGCAGCTTGAACAATGTGCTGGAAGGTGAAAGCGGAACGGCGGGGACGGGTTGTACGGCTAACTCCATCCAGGCCGATGGTGGGGCAAGCGGGGGGAGTTTCCGCCGAATGGATTGGACTGCGACCAGTGAAATTCAGTTGTGGAAGTGGGACTTGATACCGAGCCGGTTAGGTTACCTGATGGGTAAAGCTTACCGGCCGGTCGTTCGGCTGCACAACCTGGCAACCACGGCGGGGATCTACCTGCGTTGGAGAGTGGCACGGCGGGACGGGGCGGCAGGCGGATTAGAACAAAGCGGCCAGGTGAGGGTGAGTA